TCAGGGCACGCCGTGCCCTTCTCGGCTTCTCGCCAGCGACACCTTCAGATCCGCGACCTGTTCGCGCAGCCCCTCGATGCCGGCTCGGATCTCCTTGAGGACCTCCTGTTGCTCGATGCGGCGCTTTTCGCTCTCGGCGGCTCGCGTTTCGAGCGCCACGACCTGCTTATTCAGCGCCCCGATCTTGTCGTCGAGCTTCGTCAGCTTCGCGTCCGAGGTCGTCGCATAGAAGCCGCCGCCGGCGAGCAGGATCGTTCCGAACGCGGCCGCGACCGCACGCCAGGTGATTGCGTTTGTACTCATTTACTTTGGCTACCCGAAGTTCCTGTTTTGCGCCGAGAAGTGAGGCGGCCGTCGGGTCCCCGTCGACGGCCGGTTGAGGGTTCGTCTAGGCCGCCTTTTCGAGGTGGGCCTTCATCGCCTTCTCGAGGCGCTCCTGGGTCGTCTTCTCGCGCTGGGCGAGCAGCTCTGCGTTCTTCTTGCGCAGCTCCGGCGTCAGGAACGGCCAGGGGTTGTCGACGGCGATGCCGCGGTTGATGAAGTCTTCCTGGACGACCGCGATCAGCGATCCGGGCGCCGTCAGCGCGCCGGCGGCCGCGTGGTAGACCAGCGGTCGAACGCCTTCCATCGGGTTGTCCTCGTCGAGGCCGTCCTCGATCTGAGTGTCCGGGAAGGCGATCAAGACGCGCTCCTTCGATTCGCCCTGAACGGTGTTGACGACGACGAACAACAGCGCCGGGCCGAAGCCGCCGTACTTGCTGAGTCGATCGACCTGGTTCTGAAGGACCTCGTCGCCGGAGATGTCGAGGACGCCCCGCCAGTTCTTGAGCCACTGGAGGTAGAGGTTCTTGGCCTCCTGCCAGTTGCGCGGGCGGTCGTCGTGGAACTGCTCCGAGCGAGGCGGCTCGCCGTAGACGGCGCGGAAGCCTTGCGGGATGGTCTGACCTAGAAAGTCGTTCATGGAGATCTCCTATTGGGTTGAAGGGTTGTCCGATGCGCGGGCCTCGAGGTCCCGCGCGTAGAAACTCATGCGGCGGGCGAGCTAAGACTGCCTTGGCCGTCCTCGCAGGGGTCGAGCAGGAAGACCGCCTCGCGTCGCGGCTCGCCGCTCGGCAGCGTCGCCGTCGAGTCGAAGTCGACTAGGACGAGAACGTGGTCGTCGGCGCCGTGGACGAACAGGCCTCGGGGGGCTCCGGAAGCGACGCCTTCCGAGGGAAAGACGACGCGTTCGGTCCAATCGCCCCAGCGCGAGCCGTCGTAGCTCGCGCGGTAGAGCGAGAAGCCGTCGCCCCCGTCGGTGAAGCCGATCGCGTAGAGGAACTGACCAGGGCCGTCGGGATCGACGAGTTTGCCCTCGCCTTCGGGATCGCAGAAGACGAGCGCCGGGAAATCGGGCTGGTCGAACTCCGGTTGCTCGACGTCCTCTTGCGTCCAAGGCGGACCGATCGTGCCGATCTGGCCCGCCGGCGAGGCCCGGAAGACGCGGATGAAGCGATTGAAGTCGACCGTCTGCGCAACGACCTTGACGATCGGTTGCGACTCGTCGAGCGTGCGGATCTCGATCGAGTTGCCGACGTACTGTTGGACGGAGATCCCCAGTCCGTCGATCAGGATCTCGCTCTCCCCGAAGCCGTTGTCGATCTGCCCGGTCGCCGGCCGCAGGCCTTCCGACTCGATCGAGGCGAAAACGCCGGGCTGGTACTCGAAGCTGAGCACCAGGTTGATGACCGAGCCCGCCTGGAGCAGCGCCTTCGCCTCCGTCTGCCGGACGCCGCCGCTGCCGCCCGGATCCGGGAGCGCGTCCCACGCGTCAAGGTTGTAGCGGTAGCGCGCCAGGCGCGTGTTGACGAACTCGTTGATGTGGATCGAGTAGTAGAGGGCGATGCCGTCGGCATTGACGCCGAAGTCGGAGAAGTAGGCGATCCGGAAGGCGTTCTGGAAGCGGTTGCCCGAGTGGAAGATGTCGAGGCTAGTCGCGACCTGTTCGATGACCGGGCCCGCGGCGCTCTCGACTCGATCGATGGTCTCGCGGAAGGCGTCGAAGGCGAGGATGCGGGCGTTGAGGTTGGGGTCGAGGAAACAGGCGAAGAGCCGCGGCCGCGGCGTGTCGTCGATGTCGAGACTGCGCGTGCGTGCGACGTCGTACTGCGAGAAGCCAAAACCCTCGTTGCCGACGCCGTTCGGTCGAACGGCCGGTCGCGTCGAAGCCGTCGTGCTCTCGGCGACCGTGCCCGCGGCGAGGTCGATCTTCCAGATCTCGAGTTCGGCGTCGTCCTGGTCGAGAACGACGACGAACCAGGCGCGCTCGGGGCCTGGCCGGAAGACGGCGACGTTGCGGCCGGAGTGGGTGAACGACCGCGGCAGCCGGACGGTCGGCGTCGCCTGGTCGTCGAGCAGGCGCGGGGACTGAGGCTCGAAAGCGCCAAGATCGGCCATCTAGAGGAACTCCCGGATCCGCAGCGTCCCGTCCTTGCCGGGGTTTTCGGATCCAACCTGCTCGACGTCGACGCGCAGTCGATCGCCGCGGGCGGCCTTCAGGTTGATGGTGGTGATCGCGCTCGACGTCGAGCCGTCGCGAACGACGAGCTTGCCGCCGAGCGGGAAGATCGAGACCCAGGTCGATTCGCCGACGGCCAGGCGCTTGACGTCGAGGATGACGTCGGCGCCGACCGGCGGATCCGCGAAGACGACGACGGCGTAGGCGAGCAGGCCCGCCGCCATCACCACCTGGTGGGCGTCGGTCACGTCGTCGCCGACCGCGAGGCCCGGGTTCGTGATTCCGGGGATCGTCTTGGCCAGCACGAAGGTCAGGTTGTCGTCGGCCTTCGGGCGACGCATGCGGACGCGTTGGCGCTGCGCTCTGAGCGCGCGGCTCGAAACGGCCGTCACGGTCGTCCGTAGGAAGGGCGTCGCGGCGCGCAGGCTCGCGCTGACTTCGGCCAGCGAGATCGATTCGATGATGAAGTCGCCGGACGCCGCCGGGCGCGTCAGCGCGATCGACTGTTTCTGGCCGGGGCGCAGGCCCGGGCGATCCGTCTGGTAGCTGATGCGCTGCGGGATCCCGGTCGAGGCGTAGCGCCGGTTGAGCGCTTCGGCGAGCAGTCCGGCTTCGGCCGCGTCGTCGACGTCGGTCGCGTTCTCGACGGCTTCCCACTTGCCGCTGCCGCCGCCCTCGGCGATCTGGCGCAGGATGATCTCGTCGGCGTCCTCGCGGACCACGAAGCTGGTGACGCCGTCGGGGACCGAGTACGTGATCTCGACCGTCTCGATCGGCCCGATGTAGGCGGCGTCGGCGGGATCGCGAAACGGCGCGTTCGGATTCATGGTGATGAACGCCTCTCCGAACTGCCAGAAGAAGTCCCAGCCGACGCTCGGCAGCGGCGGGATGTGCTCGATCACCTCGGCCGTGTGGACGCCGAGGGTTCCGGTGACGACGATGACCGGCGTCTCGGTCACCGGATAGGTGAGGTTGTAGACCGGCCCCTCGAAGAACGGGAGAAGGCTGGCGGCTTCTTCCGAGAAAGTCGGAACGCCGCGGCCGAGCTGGACGAAGGTCCGGTTGCGGTACTGGCCGGCCAGCTTTTCGACGCGGACCGAGTCGCGGAACAGCTTCTCTTCATTGAGCGACTGGTCGATCGAGAAGGGCGCGTCCTCGGTGCCGTCGGCCGGATCCACCCAGCGGATGTTCCGCCGTTCGTCCATGAACCAGTCGATCCCGGCGGCGGAGGCGATCTGGTTGAAGGCGTCGAAGGCGGAGGTCGGGCTGAGGACAAACTGATCGAGGATGCCGTCGGCGTTCTGGGAGAGCGGGGCCTGATCGGTGGTGACGCCGTCTTCCTCGAGGAAGCGGATGGTGAGGTCGGAGGCGATGAAGCCGGCGCCGCCTCGACGGGCGTCGCCGTCCCACGACCCGAAGACGACGCGCCGCAACAGCAGGGAACTCATGCCGTTGCAATGGACGCCGATCCGGATCAAGGCCTGTGCTCCGGTCGGCGCCCCCTCGTCGAGCGACTCGACGAAGCCCGCGAAGAGCAGCTCGTCGGCCAGGTAGAAGGCGACCTGCTCGCCGATGTCCGGCCGATATGTCCCAGCCGGGTCGACGACGGTGAAGCGCATCGTGTTCTGCCCGTTCAGGCCGAGGCTAATGTCAAAGCCGCCGGAGTGATCGAAGACGTCGTTGCGCAGCACGCCGCCGACGTAGAGCCCGAAGGCTTGGTCGGAGGTGGCGATGCGATGCGAGCCGAGGCCAACGCGGATAATCAGCGAGGCGATCTGGCGCAGGGGAGAGACCAGAGCGTGGGAGCCGAACGCAAAGTCGAGGCCGAGGCCGGAGGCCTCGAGCAGACCGCCCACCGCGTGAGAGCCGAAGCCGATCGAGATCCCGAGGCCCGGCGGCCGCAGGTCGGACGGACCGATGCGATGGCGTCCGAAGCCGAACGCGATCTCGAGGCTGGGCGCCAGCAAGCCTGGCGTGCCGATCAGGGCGGCGCGATCGGTGAAGTCGAATTGGATCCCCAGACCGACCAGAACGATGCCGGGCGCGTGGACGACGTGCGAGCCGAAACCGAAGGGGATTTCGAGCGAGGGCGCCCTGACTTCGACGGTGATGCCGTGAGAACCGAAGCCGATCGAGATCGGCAGGCCGGGCGGCCCGAACTGGATGAGCCGCGGCGGGCCGAGGTCAAGCGAGATCCCCAGGCCCGGCGGCGCCAGCACACGGACCGCCGGCGGTAGCTCGCTCGGCGTGAGCAGCTTGACGTAGACGCGCGAGCGGCGGGAGAACGTCAGCCCGCCGATCGCGATGCCTTGGCTCGCGCCGGTGTCGTAGGAGCCCGACAGGGGCGTGAACGTCGGCGTCGACGTGCCGACGTCGGCGCGGCCGCCCGCTCCGAACCTCAGATCGACCTTGCCCTCGAGGAAGTCGTTGATCCGCGATACGCCGCGCGAGAACGTCAGTCCGCCGGTTGCGACGCCTTGGGTCGCGCCGGTGTCGTACGAGCCCGACAGCGGCGTGAGCGCGGGCGTCGACGTCTTGATGACGGTCGAGGCCATGGGCGTCTAGGGCTGGAGCCAGGCGAGCGCGTACGGCCAGTTGTTGGCCGAGGCTTGCCCGTCCGTGAACACGCGAAAGGTGTCGGCGCCAATCGTGACGACGTCGTTGCGGTTCAGGTTGTCGTCCATCAGCGCGACGACGTCGAAGAGCTGACCACGACCGGTCTTGAAGTTGAGGGTTCGGCTCGGCGATCCCCAGGCTACGATCGCGTCTGAACCGTAGTGTTCGCCGGTCACCCAGCGGAGCAGCTTCGTCGGCGATCCGCCGTAGGTCTCCGAGTCCGCGATCGGATAGCAAGGCAGCAGCAGCGAGGGGTCGCCGCGTTCCACCGTAAAGGCGTTGATGTTGTTGTTTTCGAGGATGCCTCCGTTGTAGAGGAAGTCGTAGACGGGCGGATTCCCCTCGATCTGAGGCTTTACGCGGAAGCTCTCGGCGTGCTGATCGATCGTGTCCGCGCGGTGGTCGCCCATCATGAAGCCGATCTCGGTGATCGTCGGCGTGAGGTGAGGCTCGAGGAAGAGCGTCCCGACGAGCAACCACTTCTTTGCGCCGACGGAGGCGAGAACTCCCGGGTCGGTGTCTTCGTAGCAGACGAACCCGTAGCGATTCGCGATGAAGCGCCACGTGTTCACGCCGTCGACGGCTAGGCGGGCGAGTCCCGTCGTGCCGACGGCCGTCTCGCCGACGTTGGTGAAGGTGAAGGCGACCTCGGATCCGGAGACGTCGGTCCGGAGCCGGAACTGCATGCCGTCCGGCGTCGCCGCCGACTGAAACTTGATCGCGTCGGTCCCGGCGCCGGAGATGATCGACGCGCCCGCGGCCACCCAGTGTGTTTCGATGTGATCGATCAGCGCCGACGCATTGGCGGGTAGGACCGTGTTGTCGATGTTCGTGCCGCCTGCTTTCTGGAGGGACATGTACGATTCTCCTTAGCCGTTGAGCGCGAAGATCTTGTTCGCGCCGTCGTCCCAGGTGATGGTGATGTCCCCGCCGGTCGTCGAGAACGGCAAGCCGGTCACGTTCGTATCGAAGAAGGCGAGCAGTCGGCTGGTTGCGTCCGATCCGGTATCGACGTAGACGACGATCGCGGCGGCCGTCTGTCCGGAGTTGACCGAAGGGAGCGTCGTGTTGTCGGCGTCGAAGACGCCGTTGGTCACGGTCTTCGAGGCGAGCGCGGGACTGCGGCCGTTGGTCAGGATCCCGGCGAGGTCGGAGACGAACTCGTGGGATGCGCTGAAGACATACGTCGAGGTCACCAGTAGCGCCTTGACGGTGTTGGCGGTGAGATCGATGCCGCCCGAAAGAAGCTGCTGTTTGAACGGGTTGTAGGCTGCATTCGCCATATCTGTCTCCTCTCGCTGACTTAGATGACCCCGCTGACCGCGGAGCGCTGGAGTCCGCGGCGCTCGAAGAACTTCTCGAGCGCGCGGACGGTTTCCTCGGGGTCGGCCGTCGATCCTTGGACCACGACGCTAAACGTCCCGCCGGCGGCCTGGCCGGTCGGGCTTTGCTGGGTGATGAGCTCGAAGATGCTGACGAGCTTGCTGAGCTGCATGAGCATCGCGGCCTGAAGGCTGGTCTGCTCGACCAGGTGATCGAGCTGAGGCCGCGCGAGCTCGTTCATGAAGGCCGCGAACTCGAGCCGGTAGGCGTTCAAGATGTCCCCGACGCGGTTGACGGCGTCGACGATCGGCGCCGGGTTGATCGAGCCGCCGCCTTGGGCGGGCGGCGCGCCTGGCGGGCCCGTCACGAACTCCTCGAGCTTGGCTTTGATGTCGAAGAGCGTCTGAATCGCCATGTCCCACTTGGCGAGGACCTCGGTGTGCTGCTGCCACTGATCAGCGCGGAAGTTGAGGGCCTCGTTGAGCATGCCGCGGGTCGTGACCTCGATCCGGCCGACGTCCTTCTCGATTCGCCGGATCGCGAACATGTTCATGAGGCTCGTGACGATCGAAACCAGGCTGTCGAGGGCGGAAAGCACGCCGCCGAAGGTTCCCAGCGGGGGCGTGCCGCCTCCGCCTCCGCCGCCTCCGCCCGCGCCGCCGGCGGCTTTGCCGGCCTTGCTGCCGGAGCCCGTGAACAGGCCGATGAACTTCTTGAACGCCTTGATCAGTCCCTGGACGGCTTCGTCGTTTTCGAGGATCGCTTCCTTCAGCGCGTTGAGTGCGCCCTGGATGATCACGTCGAGAATCGTCTGCGCGATCGCCTTGCCGGTCTGCGCGAAGGCCTGGCCGAGCGTCTGGGCGCCGAGGATCACGTCGGTGAGCGAGCCCGAGAGGTTGTCGAGGATGCCGTTGATCCGCTGGGCGAGATCGTCGTAGAGCGAGGCTGACTCATTCGCGAAGACCTCGGTCTGCGCGAGGCGGTCGTTGAGTTCCGTCTCGAGGTCGGTCGACCATTCCGCGGTACCGGCGATCGCCGCTTCCTTCCACTGCTCGAGCAGCGCGATCCGGGCGATGTTGACGTCGCGCTCGGTGGCGAGGCCCTGGCGCGCAGCCGCCTCGATCTCGCCGAACGCGACCTTGGCGGCTTCGAGGTTCGAGACGACGCTCGTCTGAAGCTCGATCCCGAGCAGCTTGGCCGCTTCGAACGTGCCGGCGACGTTTTCCTTCAGCTTCTGAGCCTGTTGGGTGGCGGCGTCGGCCAGGAGGTCACGGACCTTGCCGAACTGATTGGCGGCCGCGGTGATCGGCGGCGGCATCGCCGCGAAGGCGGCCAGAGCCTGGACGCCGTTCGCCTTGACGGCTTCGGCGGCTTTCATCAGCGGGACGAACTTCTGGTCGGCGATCTGGGTGAGCGTCAGCAACAGCGGCGAGAACCCTTCGTCCTTCGCCTTCTTCGCGCCGTCGCCGGCGCCGATCAGGAAGTCGCTCAGCTTGCCGATCTTCGGCCCTGAGGTTTCGGCCGTCTTGCCCGTCTTTTCCATCTCCTCGCGCGCCTTGCGGATCGGCTCGAGTGTTCGTTGGGTGAACTGATCGAAGCGGAAGTCGGCGAGGGCCACTTTGAACTTGCGAGCCGCGTCCCCGACGGCCCCGGGCATCTTCTGGAGCGCGGTGGCCCACTTAATGAACATCGCGATCGCGCCGTTGACGAACTCGGCGACCGTGTCCGCCATCGCGCCGAACATCGACGCGAAGACGTTGGCGATGATGCCGAGCGTGTCGATCAGTCCCGAGAAGGCGTCGGAGTTCGTTAGGTCGATGAGCTTCTGCTTGAAGAACTCGAAGACCAGGACCGCCGCCGCCCAAACGACCGGCCAGACATCGGCGAGCCAGCGCCCGAGCTCGACGACCTGGTCGAAGAACCCCACAACGCCGGCTGTGCCGGCCGCCAAGGCGACCGCCAGAGCGACGACGCCGGCGACGACTTCGGGAGCGAGGGCGGCCATCGCGGCGAGGGCGGCCGCAATGCCGCCGAGGGCGAGCAAGATCGGGCCGATCACCGCGGCGAACGTGACGATGCCTGCGACGAGCTTCTGAATCGCCGGATCCGCGTTCTGAAACTCGACGATCAGCTCGCCGAGCTTGTCGAGGGCCTGGCCGATGATCGCGAGCGCGGGCTTGATGACGGGCTCAAGCAGCTTCCCGAGATCTCGGAGGATGATGAGCGCCTGGTCCTTGATCTTCTCGAGCTGGCCGACGATCGTCTCGGTCTGCTTGCGCATCGCGCCGCCGAAGCGGTCAGTGAATCCGGAGAGCAGCGCGTCGACGGCGGCGACGCCGTCGAGCATGCCCTTCTCGGCGAGCTTCATCGCCTCCGGGACGGAGACGCCGATGCGCTCGGCCAAGATCTCCCACGCCGGCAGGATCTCGCCGAGCTGGCGGGTCATCTCTTCGGCCGAGACCTTCGCCTTGGCGCGCATCTGCGTGAGGGCAAGCGTGATGCGATCGAAGCCGACCGAGCCGGTGCCCGTCGCCGCGGCCGCGTCTCCGACGGCGGTCAGGAACGGAATCACGTCCTTGGCGGCGACGCCCATGGCGAGCAGCCGCTGGGCCGCCTTGTTGATGCCGAGCAGCTCGAACGGGGTGTTCTTCGCGAAGTCGGTCAGGTCGGCGAGAAGCGCCTTGGCGGCGTCGGCCGAACCGAGCATCGTCTCGAAGGCGATGCCGGCCTGCTCGAAGTCGCCCTGGATCTTGACCGCGGCCGCGCCGGCGGCCAGCAGCCCCGCCGTGACGCCGAGCGTTAGGGTTCGGCCGAGGCTGGTGAGCGTGTCGCCGGTTTCGCGCACGACGTTGCGGACCTGCCGAAGCTTCTTCAGCAGGTCGCGGTTGTCGCCGCTGATGACGACGAGTAGGTTGCGCTTCGCCATAGCTGACTACGCTTCAGAGGCCTCGTCGCGGAAGTTGCCGTTCCACATGGCGGCCCAGATCCGGAACCCGGCGGCCATCGCGTCTCCGGACTTGGGTTCCTTCGAGGCCGACTGTCCGCGGCTGACGACGAGCAAGTCGTCGAGCTTGATCTTCTTCGCGCCGTTGACGACCGCCGTCATGTAAGGCGCCAACGCCGCGCGCAGATCCTCGATCGACTGCTCGAGCATCCAGTCGTCGGACAGCGCCCGATACTCCTGGAGCGTTACGTCCCAGAACTCGCTCCCGAGGTCGTAACCGCCGGTGAGTCCGAGCCGACGCCGTCCGAAGGCCCAGAAGCGTTCCCAGTCGGTGCGACCCGACTGCGTGCGCCCAACGCCTCGAGCTTCTTCAACGCGCCGGCGAGCGGGTTTCCCTCGTCGGCCTCAAGCAGCGGATCGATCGCCGCGACGAGGATCTCGATCGCCGTCTCGACGTCGAGGTCGTACTCAAGCTCCTCGTACTCGACTTTCTGACCGCGGACGCCGTTGAGCGACGCCCAGACGGCCGCCGTGAGATCGCTGACGGAGAGACCCTTCAAGCGCAGCTTGCCGACGGATTCGGAGACGCCTCCGCCGTCGTCCGGGATGCTGTCGATCAGGTCGACGAAGCCTTGGAGGATCTCGCCGATCGACTTGTTGGTCCGCTCTTCGAGCAGACGGCCGGCGCGGGCGTTGAGGGCCAGCGAGTACTCCTGGCCCGAGATCTGAATCTTGACCATCGATCGATCTCCTTAGGCGAGCGTCACGGCGCCGCTGACTTTGAGCGTCACGTCGGCCATCACCGCGCCGTCGACGGGGTTCTTGATCGAGAAGCTCTCGATGTAGGCGGGGAAGGTGGCGACCAGCGCGCCGGTGTCGGTGTAGGTCAGCCGGTAGTTCTTGATCGTTCCGACCAGGTCTGAGAGCAAGCCGCTCGATTCGTCCTGGGTCGCGTCGGCCGAGTCGAACGTCAGCTCGAAGCCGACGGTGACTTCCTTGCGCAACGTCGGCACGAACTCGCGGAAGCGAGTCGCCGAATCGTGGGCGGTCACCTCGGCGCTGTCGTTGCCGAGGTCGCCGAGCGTCGTGTCGCGGACGCCCGCGATCGCCGTGAAGCCTTCGGGCGAGAGTCCGTCGCCGACGGCGAGTTCGAGCCCGAAACTGGATTTGCCTACAGCAGCCATGTCAATCAGTTCTCCTTCTGGGTCTCGGCGCACAGCGCGCCGTTGAAAGCGATCGAGTACCGCGGCGCCGGATCCGAATGGGCCTCGACGCGGTGCGGCAGATTGGGCGGAAAGACGATCGCGATGCCTTGCCGCGGTTGGAGTTTCAGGCCGACCGTCGGGAAGACGATCGCGCCGGCCGAGTCGGACGGGTAGTAGACGCCGGAGACGACGGCCGCCCGTCCGGTCGTCGTCGCGCCGCCGTGGTCGTGCAGCTTGATGCGGGCTTTCGCCGGCAGCACGTTCGCCCAGACGTCGTAGTGCGCCTGGGGAAGCCTGAGGGCCGCGCGGACCTGCTCGAGGAGCCGGCTGACGGCCGGAAACCGTTGGAGGTTCTTCGACGAGCTCCAAGCGTCGCCCTCGGCCATCGCCAGCCGCGCCTCGGGCGTCGCGGCGCGAACCTGCTCGATCAGCTCGAACAGGCCGATATCGTCGACGCCCCGGAGCTGGTGGAGCCGGATCACGTGACGATCACCTCGAACTCCATGTCGAGCAGCCAGGTGCGCGTCTCGTCGTCCCAGGCGGGCGACTCGATCTCGACGAGCTTGGCGCCTGAGTAAACCTGTCCGTCGATCGACCCGTCGAGGTCGACGATCGCGGCGGCGATTTTGTCGGCCAGGTCGGCGACCTGGTCGGCGTCGGTGCGGCCGTAGAGCGTCAGCCCGACCGTCGCTTGGGCGTGGTTGCCGGTGCGCGGCCCGTCGTGGGCGTGCATCGGATCTAGATCGACGTCGACGATCGCGGCCGGGAACGTCGGGCTGTTCTGCGGCAGCCGCTCGGTGAAGATCCGCGAGCCGAGGACGCCGGCGACCGCGGCGTTCGCCGTCAGCGTGGCCTTGACGGCCGTCAGAATCTTGCTCAGCGTCGCCATGTCAGAACGCCCCCGTGATCAGGTCGCCGAGGTCCCGCATCGCCTGATCGGCAATGGCCTGCTCGACCTTGTCGAAGCCGCGCTCGACGAACTTGTCCGCCCTCGAACCGCGCCGGCGTTCCGAGATCACGCTGTTGACGTAGGGAAAGCCGCGCGGAAACTTGCGGCTCTCTCGCAGGGCCTTCTTGCGGTCGACGGCGACCATCACCAAGGCCAGGCGCCTCGACTTGCGGATTCGGACCGAGCGGCGCAGTTTGCGGGTGGCGCCGACCGGCGCCTCGAGGAAGATCGAGCGCCGGCCGATGCGCGCCGCCGGCATGAGTGCGTTGCGGACTTCCTTGGGGTCCTGTTTGCGCAGGACACGAGCGAGCGCGGCGTCCGTGCTCCGGAAACCCTTGACTTGGATGGCGTTCGCCATGGCGCGTCACGTCTGGTCCTCCGCTCGCAGGCGGCAGTGCAGCAGCAGCGCAGCGTTTCCGCCCGAAGGGTTCTCGACGCGCTCGATCGACCAGGCTTTGTCGCGGAAGACGACCCGCATGTCCTCGTCGATCGCGAAACCCCTCCGGTAGCGGATCCCGAATACGGCCAGCGCCATCGGAACATCACGGCCCGCCTCGAACGGCTCGCGCGGCTGCCGCTCGCGGAACGACGCCCAGACGGTCTTGACGAGCGCCCAGACGGGCGCGCCTTCGCCGGTCTCGGTGTTCTCTTCGATCCGGATGCGGTGACGCATCGGGCCCGACCACGGGACAGAAGCGCTCAAACCGCGTCCTCCGAATAGATCGCAAGCAGCGACTGCGCCGAGTTTTCGAGCCGCAGCCGGACGGCGCCGATGCCGATCACCTCTTCGCCCCGGTTGTTGTAGAGCGACTCGAGCTTGAGCAGCATGCCCGCGACGAGGTCCTGCTCGTCGAGTTCAGCCGCGGTGTCGGCGTAGCCGGCGGTATAGGTGATCTCGACGCCCGCGGCCGCGCGGAGTCGATCCGTCGGCCAGTGGGCGTCTCGGTTGAGGGTCAGCCGGGCGACGCGCTTGGTCGCGTCGAGCTGGTAGTTGGAGGCTGCGAACGTCGTCGCGGATCCGCCGTCGGGGTAGTAGACGACCGACGAAACGGACTGGACGGGCCCGTACGGCAATCGGATCCAACGCCGCTGAGGGAAGCGATCGACGCTGAGCCGTTGCTCGGTCGTCAGGATCCGCCGGCGGATCTGGCTCTCGGCCCAGCGGCGGACGCTCTTGATGAGACGGTTTAGCGTCGCATCGTGGTCGGTTTCGTCGGTCTCGAGACGGACGTGTTCCTTAGCGACGGCGAGGGAGATGGGTTCCTCGGCCGGTTCGGTAACGATGCTTGGGTTGGCCATCGCTGTTCGTCGCTTCGTTCGCTGGTCGTCTCGAGCCGTCGACCGCCGCGTTCAATCTCGCGTCGCATTCGACTTCGCTCCTTCGGGTTTCGGGAAAAAGAACCAGGGGCGGGAGAGTCCCGAAACCCGCCCCTGGCCTGTCACGCTGCGCCGTCCGAGCCTCCGGGCCGGAGGACCATGGCTTAGGACGTCGGCGCCGTGGGCTTCTCTTGCGGGTAGCGCAGGTTCGACAGCAGCATCACGACCGCGGCGTCGACGGGAGCGTCGACCGACTCGGTCGCGGTGAGAGAAACGTACGGTTTGCCTTCCGGCAGCCGCTCGGCGAGGACCCGGATCGCGATCACCTGATCGCCGCCGGCGGCCGTCTGGAAACCGGACGCGGTCGCGGCGATCCAGTCGGAGATCGACGTGCCGTCGAGGTTCTGGGTCCGGTACTCGTACGGAATCGCCTCCGCGCCCGTGCCCGAGTTGTCCGAGGCGGCGTTGACGGTCAACGTCGCGCGGCCGGTGGTGCCCGTGCCTTCGACGACGAGGATCGTGAGCTCTCGGCCGCCGGCCAGCGAGACGTAGTCGCCGGTCGGGTTCGTGTTGTAGCGGTCGACGTCCGGAGCGAGTCCCGAGACGACGGCGATGTTTTCGACGAGAGTGTTCATTTCCTTTCAGCTCCTTTTGAAATCAGGTGGGAGGGGCCATTTGAATAGCCCCTCCGGGTTGTCGTCTCGCCGCTAGGCGCGCGCCGCCAGGCGCACGAACGGGCTCTGGGTCGCGGTGCCCTTAAAGGGCGTCAGGACCGACTTCCACCACGGTTGACCGTCGGCGCGCATGCGGAACCGGAAGGTCTGTTCGTTCTCAAGGAACTTCACGTGGATCGAGGTCGCGGTCTGGATGCCGCCGCGCTGCCCGAGGAAGTACTGGGCCATGTCGGCGAGGGTGAGGTCGCCGGCGTCGCCGAGCGTCGAGGCGTACTCGATCGGGACCAGCGGGCGGCCGTAGAGGGTGTCGAACTGGGCGCCCGACAGACCGTTCGCCGGGAGATACATCGGGATCGAGCTGCTCGCGCCTTCGAGGACCAGGGTGTGCAGTTCGGGCTCGATGTCCTGGTTGTGGAACCAGACCGAGTTGGCGCGCGACCGCGCGAACAGCCGCGAGCGCATGTTGACGATGTTCTCGGGGACGATCGAGTCGGCCGCCTGGCTGCCTTCTTTCGCGACGGTAATCATCGCGTCGCTGTTCTGGATGCCGAGAGGCTGGCCGGCGCCGGTGCCTTCCCAGATCGCGTCCTCGAGCTTGAAGGTCATCTCCTCGGTGAAGATCATCGAGAGCCAGGCGCCGAGCGCCGGGACGTCTTCGAGCAGTTGGTCGGTGACGTGGGCGGCGGCCGTCAGCAGGTTGGCCCGCAGTTCGACCTTCGAGAACTTGCCGCGGGTCGGCGTGATCGTACCGCCTTCTTCTTCCCAGAAGGCCTGAATCCCGCCGTGCCGCGAGCCGTTGGCGCGACTCGTCTCGTCGACCGCCGGGAAGACGATCGAGTTCGTCGACATCGGGATCAGGCGGCAGCGCGAAAGCACCTGACCGAGCGTGTAGACGCGTTGCAGCAGCTCGGCGACGAACTGGACCGGGACCAGGAAGCCGCCGTCGTTGTCGACCGCTTCGCCGAAGCCGGTCGGCGCGCGGTGCTCGAGCATCGCCTGTAGGCGCTTGTCCGTGCCCTTGCCGGTGGCGTGCTCGTACACCGACCGGAAGAACTCGCCCTTGGTCACCCAGTCGCGGAACAGCGGATGGGCGTTGCGCAGAGCGCGCAGGTTCGGGCGCCAGTCACCGGCGCGCACGGCCAATGCGTCGATGTCGTTGCCGCGCTCGGAGTCCTGCGTTTCCGACGGCGGCGCAGGCTCTTGCGACTCGGCGAAGAAGCGGCGGTTGTCGGCGAAGCGCGTGACCAGGCGCTCGGCGTCTTCTTCCTGGCGGATCTCTTCGAGTTCCGTCCGGAGCTGGTCTTGCTCCAAGGTGATCTGCTCCATTCGAGCCTTCACGGGGCCCTCGAGCTTCTTCTTTCCGTCGCGGACGTCCTCGGTGATCTGGAGGCCTTCCTTTTCGAGGGCTTCCAGCTTCTCGCGGAGTTCCGCCTTGCGTTTGGCAAGTCCTTTCATGTGCTCTCCTCTCCTACAGCTCCGACCGAAGCACGGCCGTCTTTGCGCGCATCCTCGAGAGCTGGAAAGCCTCCAGCGTCGAGGGTTCATCGTTGGGGGCCGTGCGCTCGGCCGAGCGGCCGTCGCGGTCGCGGGCCGAGGCGCTTCGCCCCAGCTCGAACAGGGCTTCGAGGACGTCGTCGCGGCGAGCGTTGATCGCGCGGACGTCCGCATCGGTCAGAGGCGCGCCGCGGCGCAACGCGATCGCCACGCTGCGCACGTCGGCGTCCTCGAACTCGAACTCTTGGCGCTGGTCGTCGCCGATCTCGGCCGTCGTCGTCGGGCTCGCCGGCATGGCGACCGGTCCGTGCTCGAACAGCCGCGTCTCGAGGATCGTGCGGAACTCCTCGCCGGTGTCGTCGTTGAACTCCCAGCTCTGGCGGACGATCTCGAACGCGATCGAGCTTCCGCCGGCGTTGCGGTCCTCGACGGCGGCGATCGCCGTCTGCGCGGCCGGACTGGCCGGGTTGGCGAGGATCTCGTAGCGCAGACCGATCTCGTCGGTGAAGCTGCGCATGGTTCCGCCGCCGTGGCGACCGAGCACGAAGTCCGGCGAGTGGTTGAAGGCGCCGATGACGTCGCGGTCCGAGCGCAGCGTCTCCTCGAACGCTCCCGAGTCGACGCGCTCCTGGAACGGCCCCCAAAAGTCGCGGATCGTGTACCAGACGTCGAAGACGGCCGAGAAACCCGTCAACAAGACGCGGCCGGAGCGCTCCTGAGTGATCGCGCCGGCCGAAGCGCGCTCTTCGAGCGCTTCCGGGGCCTCTGCTCTACGGCTGATGAACTGCTCGCCCGAGAACTTGCGGCACTCGACGCGGTTGTAGGTTGCGGCGCGGCGTTGGGCGAACGATTGAGGGTCTTTCTTCATGACGGCTCCTACGCGGCTAGTCCCAGGTGCTCTTCGAGCAGCTCGAGGACTTCGTCCTTCTGCGACGAGCTGAGGTATTCGGCCTCGTTGAGGCGGCCGAGGATGCGTTCGCCGAGCTCGCCCGTCTCGCTGGGAGAGCTTTGGGCGCCGAGGGCGGGTTGGCCGGGGAGGATCTCGCCGTCGACGTCGACGGCGATCATGTTGGCCGGCTGAAGGAAGACGTCGCCGCCCTCGACTCGGTCGAGGTCCTCGAGCTCGCGGACCTCGTTGACGGTCATCAGCCGCCACTGGATCATCTTGGTGTAGAAGCTGGCCTGTTTATCGACGTCGCCGCGCATCAGCGCTTTGACGTTGTGTTTCACTTCCAGACCGCGTTCCTGTTCGAGCGGGTCGAAGAGCTGACAAGCCGAGGCCTGCTCGAAGAGCGTCAGCAGCGAGAGCAGGGCGTAGGTCACGTACTCGACGCCCTGGCGCGAGATGTTCGAGAAGGTGCCGCGGCTGAGGTCTTGGAGCAGGTGCGGCGGCATCCGCGCCAGCATCGCGTTCTGCTCTTTGTTGAAACGCCGCGTCTCGACCATCTGCGCGGCGTTGTTGTCTTGCGTCTTGAGGTCGACCGGCTCCAGACCCTTCTTCAAGAAGCCGATGCCGTGCGCGTTCGGTCCGGAGTAGCGTTGGTTCCAGAGCTTGATCGCTTCCTCTTCCTCGTCGTCGGTCTTGAAGCCGGTCGGATGGGTCAGGAACATCGTCGGACGGCCGTTGCGGGCGAAGAACAGCGCCGCGTAGCGCATCGTGGCCAGCGATAGACCGACCGACTCCGAGGCCTCGGCGAAACGGCTCTCGCCGCGCTGACCGCTCAGCGATAGGTCGCTCATTACGAACAGTTCGTCGCGCAGGAACGCCTGGCGCGTACCGTCGCGGTGGGTGTAGAGGAAACGCCGCACGACGCCCGGCCGGATGTCGCCGTCGATCTGCATCCGGTCGGCCTCGAGCGGCCACAGAGCGACCGGACGCCCGGCGAGGTCCTTCTCGATGTGCGTGTAGCACTCGCCCTCAAGCAGGAACTGCGTCCACTGCTGCCGGCGAAGCTCGAGCGCGGTCATCTCCGGGTTCGCTTGCTTGTTGAGCAGGCGCCAGAGCGGATGCTCGCGCCGACGGATGTGCGAGCCGTCTTCGGCGCGCTCGAGCACGGGCAGCGGCATCCGCGCCATGTCGTAGGCGAGGTTGAGGATCGCCTGACGGATCTCCGGCTGCTTCAGCGCCGTACGCGCGCTGACGTGCATGCCCGTCCAGGTCTTGAAGCCCGCAAAGGCGCCGTCGAGCAGATCGTCGAGCGCGGAGATCGAGAAGCGGGTTGCAAGACCGACCAGGGCGCGGGAAACCGATTTGCGAAGGCCGTCCAGCATCGCTATCCGACCGCGAAGTCCCTCGCCGACAGCGGCGCGACCGGCGGCTCGGCCTTGACCCAGTAGGCTTCGGCCATGATCCCGGCGACGATCGGGTCGATCCGCTTCGACGAGCGTCGGCGGTCGATCTTGATCGGCTTCGAGCCCCAGTCCTGATCGTTCTTGATGCCGAGGCTCGAAGCGGCGTAGTCGAGCAGCTTGTCGCCCGAGTGGCGCAACCGATGGCCGTTGATCTGGCTCTCGACGTTCTGGACCGGCTCGGTGTAGGTCTTGAAGCTCGGCAGGAACTCGATCATCACGAGTCCGGCCTGATCGAGGTTCTGGGCGAGCTGCGTCGCGAACTTGGGGTCGTAGACGACCGCCGCGACGTCGTATCGCGCGGACAGCTCGACTAGAAACGACTCGATCTCGTCGAAGCGGATCTCGTTGCCTTGAGTCGAGAGCAGCGGGACCTTCGGATCGTCGAGCCAGGCGCGCATCGGCCGCTTCGTCAGCTCCTCGATGCGCGTCGCGTTCGCTCTCGGGATCCAGGACCAGCTCAGCCACGTGCGGCCGCCGTCGTCCTCAGGAAACACGAGCGTCGCCGAGGTCAGGTCCCAGCGGCTCGACAGATCGAGTCCGATCGCGCAGCGCCGGCCCTCAAACGCCTTCTCGGTCACCTCGGCCGAAGCGCACGCGCGCCAGTGCGCCATGTCGATCGCCGCCTCGACCGGTTGCGTCGGGCGCCCCAAGTGCATCTGGAGCACGAAGGCGCGCTGCGATGGCTTCTCCTTCGCCTCGCGGCACGCCCGCCGCATGAAGTCGACCGAGACGGTATCGCCCAGACCGGGGTGGATCTCGTACCAGTGCGGCCCTTCCTCAAGCAGCTCGTCGTCGGTCAGGCGGTCGGGCGCCTCGTTGATCGCCGCGTAGTACTCGCGATCGAAGTCCGGCTCCTCGAGAACGCGTTTGGCGTAGTCGTACTCTTCCCAGAAGGGCTCCGACTCGCCCAGCGTGCCGTGATTCGTGATGTAGAGCGTCAGCGGATCCGGCCAGATCCCCATGCCCTCGCGGACCGCGTCGATCGCCTCGCGGTCGCGCATCGCGTGGAGCTCGTCGACGATCAGGCCGTAGGGGCCTTTGCCGTGGAGCGCCGCCTGCTCGGCCGCCAGCGCGCGATAGACGGCGTTGAGCGGCCGGTAGGTGATCGTCTTCGTCGACGGACGGACGTCGTCGTCGAACCAGAAGCCGAGCGCCTGGAGACCGGGCGACATGGCGACCATGTCCCGCGCCGCCTTGAAAACCTCGGCCGCCTGGTCGCGGGAGTTTGCGAGCGAGTAGACCTCGCCGCCGTACTGGCCGTACAGCGAGATCATCATCAAAGCGATGAACGCCGCGAGGTAGGTCTTGCCGACTTTCTTTGGCTGCAAGATGAACGCCGTCCGAAACTGCCGCTTGCCCTCTTCGTCGAGCGTTCCGTAGATCTGCCGGAACCACTCGGCTTGAAACGCCCTCAACTCGGCCGGTTGGCCGGCCAGAGGGCCCTTGATGTAGACCGCCAACTCCGCGAAGGCCTGTACGATCGCTTCGCCGGCCTGCGCGTCGTACGGCACCTGTTGTCGTCGCCAGAGGCCGCGGGGCAGGGCGCCCCGAAACGGAAAAAGGGGCCGCCGAGAATACCGAAGTACTCTCGACGACCCCTTACGTAAGACCGTCTCGCGGTGCGCTTCGCCTCGTCGAGTAGCTAGCTCGAGCGCGGCGCCCCGCGGCTTCTAGTTAATGGGATACGGGGTCCGGGCCTGGAACGTCAATGGGACAAAACGGTTTTGGGACACAAAAATGCACTTGGCAAGCGTACCCTCTTCAGCGTGATAACAATTAATTTTCCTTTGGAGAGCGTTTGGGCCCTAGTGATCATGGCGGGCCTGTACCACATCGTAAAGCCCTGGTGGGCCGCGCACATCTCCAAGAGGGCGGCCAACGAGGCCGATCTGGAAGACGGCCCTGCCTACTATTCGGAAAAGGACAAGAATAGAGCGCTGATCGAGGATGTCCGCAGCATTGCTGAAGAGACCGAGAGGGTCAAAATCGAGCACGGTAGAGTCTGGGACCAAAAGGTCCTCGCCTACGGTGGACTGCTCGACATGTACTTGAGCTGGCAGCACCTGATGATCGACGTTTTCCTTCACAAGCAAGCCAGAACGACCTTCGACGGATCCGACAGATACAAGAAGAGCCTGGAGGACGGATCCGCTGCTCGCGCTCGGGCGATGCTCTTTACGAAGTACGACGACTGGGACAGTTACCTCAAGCTGAGGGAGATGCCCCGGAAATTCGAAGATTCGCCCCCTTTGCACGACGAGCTCCATGCTGCGCACGACGAGTTCAGGTCAGCCTTTGAGAAGCTAATCGAAGTTGCACGGGAAGATCTCAAGGTTGAACCGCGGGACTAGCCCGCGGCGATCATCAGCTGGAAGACCGCGTCGGTGTCCGCGCTCGAGAACGTGATGTCCTTCGCCGAGGCGCCGACGTCGGGATTGCCCTCCGGGTTGTAGATCGTCAAGACACCTCCAGGGGCGAGCGTAGCCTCGCTGTCGGCATCGCCCGCCCATTGGTAGCCGTTCACCGCGGCCGGAACGACGTTCAGCCCCGCCGTGTTAGCGCCCCCGCTCTTCGGCGCGTTGACGATCTTGATCACCTGAGCCTTCAGGCCGGTGAGGTCGAGCGCTTGACCGGCGCCGTCGACGAGCGCTGCGAGGTCGACAGTGAGAGGTCCGGCCGGAAGCGTCAGCTGCTGGGCGTAGACCTGCGAGACCGCCGGCGTCGAGCTGGACCCCAGCTTCAGCAGTGCGTCGCTCGCCTGGTGAATCAACTGCGAGCGCGTGAGCTCGTTCGCGTCCGAGACGTCCTCTTGGAGCTCCAGCCGCTGGTGCAAGGTCGCTTGGTTAGGCACTAGTTTTCTCCCTTCGTCATTCGCTTGGATCCAAAGAGGGGATCAGCCTCGCAGCCGCTTCGCGGCCGCCGTACAGTACGTCGCGTTCGTCTCGATGCCGATCGCCGGCACGCCGAGCTGCTTGGCGGCGACCAGCGTCGATCCGGAGCCCATGAACGGATCGAGGACGACTCCCGTCGGGTTCGACCGCTCGAGGCACCAGCGCATCAGCGCGACGGGCTTCTGAGTCGGGTGAACGCGCTTGACGCCGCGCTCGCTGTCCCGGTGGAAGCCGTTCCAGACGTGGCGGAAGACCCGAGCGGTGCCGCCGATGTTCGTCCAGGCCAGCTCGCAGTCGGACTGGCAATTCGTCGTCGTCCCGCAGCGCTTGTCCCAGATCCACCAAGACGGCGCCGGCGGAAGCCGGTTCGCGTAGTGGTTGGCGCCGAACAGGACGACCTTCGGGAACATCAGCCAGACGGCCGGTTCGAACGGCCGGTTGTCGCCAAAGACTTTGGGGAACTTGCGGCCGCCGCGCGAGCTGTAGTCGGTTCGGTGGTTGATGCCGTACGGCGGGTCGGTCAGGACCAGGTCGATCGAGGGGAGGTCGAGGTGGCGGAGAATCTCCTCGTGTCGGCCGCGGAAGATCTTGACGGCGCCGTCGTCGTAGACCGGGATCGGCCGAGCATGGTTCAATTCCGCCCTTGCTTTCGAGGCTAGCTCCCGCGTCTCCGCGCTGTCCAATGTCCGCCTGGAAACCGGCTCCGCCGATGCCGAAAATGCGGCTCCGGAGCGGTCGCCGGCGACGACCTTAGGCCGGAGCCGGAGGCTGGGCCGGGTCCCCAGAAAAAAAGTGAGCGTTTTTCACAGAAAGTAGCCGGTCGGTCTCCGGTCGGTGCGACCCCAGCTATCCGATCCCCCCTACCCCTGGCCGGACTCGCCTCGGGGGCTCGACCCATCGTCCTCGATCGAAAGGACATAGCCTGGCCTAGCCAGCCGCCGTACACCGGGACAAAACTAGTTTTGTCACAAGTTGACGAGGGCTGGCCGCGGGGCGGGCGGGCCCGGCCGTGCTCGAAGAACAGGCGAAAGAACGGGCGCGCAGGGGCCCCGAAACGACGCGAAAACGGGCCGAAACAGCCTCAAATCGAGGCAAAACGAGGCCGAATCGGGGCCGAATTGGGGTGATCAGAGAGCACGAATCGCAGGCGTTGGCTGGATGGCAGTGCCCATCCTCTGGCCGCATCACAACCCGGTCCGTGCGACCTAGCCCGACCCTACTCAACGGCAGCTTGAGAGCGAGTTCCAAGAATGATTCGGAAGCAGAACGATCGAAGCTCACGGGCCAGCGCTTGCTGATCATCGGGGAAGCGACGACGGAAGCGTCGATACGCTCCCTTCCCTTCGAGTTCGGCCGTGATGCGGGCGTGGCAACTCGAGCAGAGGCCCATGAGGTTCCAATCCTCGAAGCGAGGGCCGCCGTCATGAAGCGGCACCACATGATGAATCTCGTAGGCCGGAACGATACGCCCCCCCTCCCTACAGGTGAGACAGAGGGGGTTCTGGTTGAGGTAGCCCAGCCGAAAGCGACGCCACGTGCGATCGTACCCTCGCTTGGAAGCCGAGCGCTTATCTATTTCCAGCCGCGGGTGTTCCCCGCGTAAACGAGCGCAGCCGGGCGGACAGCCGGCGCCGGGCTCTAGAAGAACTCGGCAGAGCGGGACAGGGCAGAATCGCTTGGGCACCTTACCGGACCGAACCTGGGCCCGGCGTATCTGAACGTCCGCCGTCCTCAGTTTTCGCCTTACGCAGAGTAACGTTATCCAGCTTGGCCCGCGCACCTTGTCCCAGCAACGCGTGCCTCATCCATCGGTTCGGCCGAGCTGGGCCGCCCGCCTACTGGTACGCGAGCGGGGGCCGAGGCCGCAAAATGACCCTTTTCTTGAGCCGGAATGGGCGTCATGCCCCCTAATGCCGCCTAATACTGCTATGTCGCTGTCAAATGCCCCTATGAAAGTCCCTTACTGCGGGCGTAGAAAAAGACCATGAGTCACAGCCACAGGCTTCTAGCCGTCTTCGCCGTCTTGGTCGCCGGCTTCCTTCCCAACCTCGCCTCGGCGGGCGTCATCCGGTCCGCCGTCGACGTCGTGAGGGCCCCGAACAGGGCGTCCGGATCATTAGGCGGATTGATCGATCAGTCGGGCCTATCCGTCGGCTACATCGATGGCGCAACCGACTTTGATGCCTACATCGCTCAGTCGCCGACGCATGAGGCCTACGCGCCTTCCAACGAATACTTCAACGGTTGGTCCTTCAACGGGAGCGTTCCCATCGACTTCGACCTCGGGGCTCCCTTTCAAATTCGCCAATTGGCCTTCTGGAACGCCCCGATGATCGGATATATACCCATCCTCGATTTTGAGGTCTATACGGCGAACAGCGTCGACTTCCTCGACGCGATGCTCGTAGGTTCGTTTACTGCGGTCCACGATGGCGGTCCGCGGGGCCAAGAACTTCCGTACACGACCGGAGCGCAGGTCTTTGACCTGCTCGACACGGACGCCCGCTACCTGCGGATCCGGGTCCTGACTGCGGCGACCGGCGGCGGCCGGGTGATAGACCATAGGCGGAACCGGCTATTCACCTATGGCCTATCCGAAGTCGCCTTCGACACCGGCCCGGTCTCTTCCGAGGTCCCCGAGCCCGGGTCCTTGTCGCTGATGGTCCTCGGCGTGGCCGCCCTGATCGGCGTCCGCCGCCGCTCCGACTGACGTCCGCGTCCGCCCAAGGCTCGGGCCCGTGGTCGTATTCTCAACCACCATTCGCCGGCACAGAAGAAATCGACAAAACCCATGCACCAAAACCAAGACACCGATCCAAGCTGCTCCATGCGGAGCTACTCGTTGTCGTCTTCATTGCGACCTTCCTTGCGGCCTTCAGCCGCCACGCTGACCGGGGTGCTTGCCGCGGCGCTGGTTCCGCAGGCGAGCGATGCGGCGCTGGTGACCGTCGGCGGCGACGGCGGCGTCGGAACGGTCACGCTGGAGAATCATTTCGACAGTACGAATATCGACGATGTGTTGCTGAGTTCGATTCGATATCGAACCAACACCTTCAGCTCCTCAGGCGACCTCGTTCTCGCGACCGGCACGCTGTTTCCGGCGGTTCGATCGAACGTGTCGACTACAGGTGTGATCACGGGCTTCGTCTGGACTTTCTTCGATCGCTCGGCACCCAACGACGGAGCTGTACTCAACTCCGACGACAACTGGGTGCCCGGCCATTTCCGCGTCAACGGGGTGAACGACGGAGACTTCATCTGGGGCTGGTTGCAGGTCCGGCTCGGGCCCCGTTTCGGCGAGCTCAACCCGACCATCATCAGCTTTACCTACGACGACGAGGCGACGGATACGACGCCGTTCAGGAAGCCGATCGGCGGGTTTTCCGTGACGGAGACCGAGCCGGTACCGGAGCCCTCGACGTTGGGGCTGTTTGGTCTCGGGCTGGGAGCGGCTTTCGTGTCGCGGATGCGGCGACGGAAGAAGAACGGTTGATCTGCTGAGGTGCGGCGAGTTAGCCGGCCGGACTCGTGATGACAGGCGGCGAGCCCCTCAGTCACGCTTTTTGCCTCCTGGGTGTACGCCGAGCCGGTCGCGCATTTCCCTGAGCTTGTCCTTCGGAGCGTCCTGTGGGGCCCCGCCTGCGCCGGTCGTCTTCTCGGTCTTGCGGATCCTGGCTAGCGACGCATGGCCGAGGCCGAGTTCCTTGGCCAATTGCCGCATGTCGTTGAGGGCGTGTCGATCGACCCGTGGGGGCTCCCCCTTTTTCGTCGGATCCGCTTTCTGCCACTTCGCAAGGGCTTCCTCGCTTTCCCGCCAGCGGGCAAACGCCTGGCAGTAGGCCGCCACGAGCTGAACGCTGAACTCGTTGTAGCGGCCGCGATTGATCAGCTCCGGAACGATGCGCTTCCATTCGGCCTTCGCGTAGCGATGAAGCCAAGAGGGCGGCCGCGGAATACTCGACCCGCCCGCTTCGCTCATACAACGACGATATCGCGCGCCTGAAGGCCTCGATCCGATTCGGCCAGCGTGAACTCGAAGATGTGCTCGCGCGTAGGTAGATCATCCGCCGAGATGCCGGCGGGCAGCTCGCTTTCGTGGCAGAACGCGCTCCTGTATGGCGAGCCCTCCTCGCGCGTGTCGATTCTTGCCAGGTCGCCCAGTTCCGCCATGTAGCGGATGAAACCGAATCCGCGATCGTGCGAGAAGCTGTAGCAGACGCCGCGGACGCGCGAGTCCTCGGCTCCCCACTGGCCCTTTCCGCCGCGAGCCGGCAGCAGATCCGCGATCAAGTGGCCGGAGACGAAGAGATCGACCCGGTTCGACAGCGCCGGCTCGACTTCGTTGAAGGCCACCAGTTCGACGCGGTGACCCCGTTGAACCAGGTCCTGAACCACGTCTTGCGCTCCGACATCGCTCGTGGCGATCAAGACGGTGTCCAACCGTTCCGACCGCCGCCGTACCTCGGCATAGAGTTCGTCGGCCGGCCACGTGTCCGGATCAGCGGCTTCGACGACCCGATACCCGAAGTCTCGTAGCGCCGCCTGGAAGTTGCGAGCGTTCGTCAGGCGTGCCGGGGCCGCTTCGTCCGGGTCCGGAGCGGCAACGTATGCGTTGAGCAGAATCGGCGCGCCGACCACGTCTCGCGCGGCGAAGTCCCTCAGGACGTCGTAGCGCATGCCGTAGCCGCCTGTCCGTGCGATTGTTGATTCGACGTCGACGAACACGCCGACCTTGTCCTGTCTGTATTGCATCGCTGAATGAACCTCCTATCGAAAGACTTCGAGGGGCGAAACTCCGCCCGGAAAATACAGCTCGAAGGCCCGTCGCCGGCGACGCGGGGTCGCCCGATCGCCTTCGTTCATTGTGGCCGCTTCCCGGCCTCTCTCGCCGCTTTCGCGGTCCGGTAGATGGTTTTGGCGCTCACGCCGTACCGCCGCGCCAGCGTGGCGGCCGCCTCGCCCTCCGCCAAGGCCTCGACGATCGCGGCTCGGTCCTCGTCGGTGAGCTTGCTGCGACGGCCCCCCTTGTTGGTCGAGACCGCATCGTGGGCCTCGCGGGCCTCCATAGCGCGACGCGCGGCCTCCAGGCACTGTTCGGCCGAGAGCGGACGCCCGAAGCGGTCGTATGCCTCGCCCTCGTATGTGGGGAGCGGCTCGCCTTCGAGTACTTCCACCTCGCCGGGACCGTCGCGGTAGAGCGCCAGGACGTCTTCGTCGCTGAAGAGCATCATTTGCCGCGCGTGCTCTTCGGATTCGAAGCGGTCGATCGAGTAGACGCGGCCGCCGTAGCGATCGACGTCGATGTCGGCCACAACTCGAAACGGCCGCTCTTCGTGCAACAGCGGCTTCATCCGTCTCCCTTGACGTCGTATTCGACCGGCTCGTCGAGCGGGTCGTCCGCCGGCTCTCGCATCTCGCTCAGCAGCTCGAGATCGAGCGGGCGCTTCGTCTCCCAGATGTTCCAGCGCCAAACGTCCGCCGGAGTCGCCTCCGACGGGTTGTAGCCGGATCCGATGAGGCCCTGGTCGGCGAGGGCGGCCGTGACCAGCTCCGAACAGAACCACTTCGCGAAATCGCGTTCGGTCTCAAACGTCTTCCGCCAGAACCAATCGATCCCGCTGAGGGCGGCCTGGCGGACGTCGTATTCCTTCCCGACCTGAGCGTCGAGGAACGCGGCCAGGCGGTCCGGATCCAGATCCTCGGCGAGACGATCGATCAGCCGCAGCCGCCAGATCTTCCCGTGGTACTCGCCAAGGTTGGCGATCGGATGTTTGACCACTCCCCGAAAGTCGCGCAACGTCGTCGATTCGACGATCGTCATCGAGTCGTAGACGATGCCGACGTGAGAGATCCGACTGACCGTGAACGACCGGATGAGGCGGGAGACTCGCGATCGACCTGAGAACGCGAGGACGTCGCCCGGCAGCAGCACGTCTTCCTCGACGGCGCGCTCGATCGATTCAACGGTCGGCGCGACGTCTAGACCGTGCACGTAGGTCTTGGCTCGCTCGCGTCGGGCCCGGAAGAGCATCGCGCCGGCACGCATCGCGGCGGCCGCGGCGCGTAGTCCGGGCGACGGGAGCGGGAGACGGCCGCTGATGCTGAGATCCATGGCGCCTTTGATCGCCGCCTTGATGAGGGCGCGCGACCGCCGAGGACCGCGCACGGTTCCGTTCCCGCTCACCTGGTGGCGGCCGAACCCGAAGTCCGAGCCGTGGCCGGGGCCGCTCACAGCGTGGGCTCCCCGGAGCGCCGGCGCGCGGGCGGCCACTCAAGAACGGCAAAGCAGTCGCAGGCGTCGCCGCGCTCAAGCGGCACGCCGGGCGGATCCGGAGACGCCGCGCGAGCTTCCTGGCAATCTCCGTCGCAGTCCTCGGGAACCCCAGCGACGGGTTCCTCGACATCGGCGCCCGCGGCGGTGATCGTCAGCGCGAGCGGCGTCGCGCTCGGCGCCCCGTTGACGATCGCTATGTCCATGCGCCAGGCCGACAGGCCGCAGAAGTCGCCCGCGGCTGCGGCGGCCGTAACCGCCGTGCGCAGTTGATCGAGGCCGGCGTGCAGGGTTACGGCGCCGTCGTCGTTGAGCAGATAGAACGACGTCGTCTGTGAGGGAGCGACGACCGCCGAAGCGAGCGCCGCGAGAATCGAAATCCAACTTTTCATCATCATGAAACTCCGTTCTTTCGTTCCGACACTTCTTCCGGCTGCTGGGGCCGCGACGGCGGATCCGTCAGGCCGAAGATGGTGATCTGCCGAGGCCCCACGCGGAGGCTTTCGCGGCGCCCTTGGTCTCTCGCTCGGCGCTCCGAGTAGATCCGACGTCGGCGCTCTGCGCGGGCGGTCTGGCGGTATTCCAGGCCGCGGAGCCGCGACCGGATCAGCTCTTTGCGTTGCCGGAAGCTGAGCGGCTTCGCCGACCAGATCTCGAGCTGCCGCGGCGCCGCCATCACCAGCGGCGCCCCTCGAAGATCTCGAGGTCCTCATCCGGATGCGTGCCGGCGTGCGGGTTCTCGCGCGTGAGGTCATAGGCCCAGTCATCCCCCTTCGTCAGGTCGGCCCAGTTGAACGGGCGGCTCGTCGTCGACTCCCATGCGTCGCCGCATCTCGCCGGCGTAGACTTCCCAGGCGTCGCGCTCCTCTTGGCCGGCGCGGTCCTCCTTGATGGCGGTGTAGAGGTCGTCTTTCCCTTGCCGGAATCGCTGGAGAGCTTCGTCGAAACGGTGAGCGGAAGCGACGGCCGCGAGCTGCTCGCGATCCCCGAACTGGAGCGGTCGGCTGAGGGCCGCTGCGGTCCGTCGGAAGTGCATGGTTCCTCCTTCATTCGTCGGCGTGCTCCTCGGCTTCTTGCTCCTGGGCGTCGGCCGCGGCGACGACGTAGGTCGCCAGGATGTTGAGCAGCTCGAGGGGAACCTTGACGCTCGCCGAGGCGGGCGCGTTCGAGAGCGGGACGTAGACGTCCTCGCCCATCGCGTCCTTGGTGCGGATCTCGAAGACGACGCGGCTGAACGGCCCGACGCCGGTGCACAGGCGATACTCGCCGTCGTCGATCGTGATGGATTGGGGCATGGGATCCGGATCTCCTTTCCTGGGCTTCAGTCGAGCCGCGTCTCGCTCAGGTCGAAGCGCTCGATCGAGGTCTGACCGCGGGCGTTCTTGATCACGCGCAGGGCGCGCCCTTCCGGCGTGACGTCCTCGAGCTGGCGGAAGAACTCGAGGTGGTAGCGGCGGCCGAGGATCTCGACGACGTCCGGCTCCTCGAAGCGCATCGAGAGGAGCGGCTTCTGGTCGACCAGGTCCTCGGGCCAGCACTCCTCGCAATGGGCGAAGCCGTAGGCGTCAAGCTTGAATTCGCGGTACGGCCGCTCGCGGCCGCAGTGGACGCACGGCGTCAGCTCGTCTTCGATCTGGTACTTAGGGGCTTCAGGGCCTGCGCTCATGAAGATCAA